CCCCGTGGCTAAGCCCAGAAGCGGACTTAAAAAATGGTTTGGTAAGAGTAAGGGTGGCAACTGGGTTGACATCTCAGCGCCCAAAGAAGGCGGTGGCTTTGAAAAGTGTGGTCGTAAAAGTGCCAGCGATTCTGATCGCGGTTACCCAAAGTGCGTACCCGCAGACAAAGCTGCTAACATGAGCAAGAAGCAGATTGCTTCAGCGGTTAGCCGCAAGCGGTCAAAAAAACAAGGCGTTGGTGGGAAACCTACTAACGTCTCAACTTTCGCTAAAAACGGAGGCGAGATAATGAAAAAGGGTTCAAATAAAGCTATAAGCGTGGGCGACTATGAGCGCAAAAGTGGGCTGAAGAAGAAAAAAATGCCACTCGATAACAAAGCCATCAGCGTAGATGAGTTCGAGCGCCAAAGTGGGTTTAAGAAGAAAAAATTGCCACTCGATAACAAGGCTATCAGCGTGGATGACTATGAGCGCCAGACGCCTCAAGGTCTACCTGCAACCAAGCGCCCTATGTCCAAACCGCCGCTCAACAAGGCACCCAAAAAGACGCCTGCCACTCGAAGTGAAAAGCGGCCCTCCACCCGTCGCACAGCCGTGATGAAGAATAAGGGAGGCACTATCAAGAAGCCCGGTGGTATGAAAAAAGGTGGTGCGGTTAAGATGAAGAAGCCGTCAAGTAAAAACAGTGGGTTGTTTGGTCGTTAAGTGCCGTATTTGCAGAGCAATATCCCGTATTTCAAATGCTGGGTGAGACGCGAATACACACATAACCACGAAAAGTTTCATGGCGAGTTTCTACACGCTATGGCTATTGCGGTTACGACCATGCCGACACGGTGCCTGAGCTTCCAAGTTATCTTTACGGGAGCTGAGTGTGATGAAGACGAGCCTAACGTCCACGGCGGGGCTATGTGGGCCAGAATGCCCATTACGGCTTTGGCAGGCGATACCGACTACGAGGGTTGGCCTGATCCGATGCCAGTTTGGGCTGCACAACCGTGGGATTGTTCGTCGCATTATCATTCGGTTTATGTGCTAGATCGTTGCACACCATGCCCGTGGATCGCAAAAATAGATGGTGAATTTTATCCAGCAAAATACTTATTCACTGTTGATTATTCCGAAAATGAGATAGCCGACGATCCTGCTCAGCACAAGCAAAGCCATGTCATGCAATTGCTTGATGCTGGTGACTGGACTGGCAATATCGTCGCCCTTCCAAATAACAGAGTCCGAGTGACGCACCCTGCATGGTTCTCAGTTGGTGAGGGCGCACCAGAGTTCCGTCCGAGTCAACATATCCATTACTCGAAGTCGGATTTGGATTACACTCTCGACGTGAACAAAGTGTTCGATAACTTGTACGCACCAGAGAAGAAAGATGGCCCTAAGCGGAAGTAAGGATTTTGAGCTAGACGTAGCAGACTACGTTGAAGAGGCGTTTGAGCGTTGTGGCTTAGAGCTTCGCACAGGCTATGATCTCAAGACAGCTAATCGCTCTTTGAATTTGATGCTTGCGGAATGGGCCAACCGTGGCCTGAACCAGTGGACGATCAACCAAAAAGTGTTGTCGATGGTTAAAGACACGACCTCTTACACGATTGATGCAACCACACCGACTGCAACGATTGACGTGCTGGACGTGTTTATTCGTGAGACTTTGGGCGGCGTATCAACAGACGTGCCGCTCACTCGAATGTCGCGCTCGGAGTACGCCAACCTGTCCACCAAGACAAGCACTGGCAAGCCGAATCAATACCTAATAGACAAGCAGATCAGCCCAACCATCACGGTTTGGCCTGCGCCAGACCAAAGCTCGAAGTACAGCTTATATTTGAACGTGCTGAGTCGGATGGATGACGCAGACGCTGGGGCAAACACGTTGCAGATACCGTTTCGGTTTTATCCCTGCTTGGCTGCTGGCCTTGCCTATTACTTGGCGCTAAAGCGAGCACCTGAGAAGGTAGCGATGCTCAAACAGCTATACGAAGAAGAGTTTGAAAGGGCGTTGAGCCAAGACCAAGACAGAGTGTCGTTCAGGGTTGCCCCTGACTTACGCGGGTATAACTTGGGCTAATGGCTTACGCATCCAACAAACGCGCTTATGGAATCTGCGATATCACAGGCTTTCGTTATCGCCTGCGTGATATGAAGATGACTTGGGATGGTTTGTTGGTAGGCCCAGACCAGTGGTCGCCAAAGCACCCGCAGCTTATGCCTCGACCAACGCCCATCGATCCGCAGGCATTGCAGATCACCCGCCCAGATCAAGCGGCTGGCGGTAACGACAACAACTTTTTTACCGTTTACACCAATGTTGGAAATGGTATTTTGGGCACAACTTTGCAAACTTTTGGACTTACTGTTAGTGTTGGCACCGTGGAGGTAACAACGTCATGAGCTTCACTTTGGCAACGCTAAAATCGACTGTGCAAGATTACTTGCAGGTCAATGAGACTACGTTCAACAACAATCTGAACACTTTCATTAAGGAAGCTGAGAGCCGAATCTTCAAGCTGGTTCAGCTACCAGAGCAACGAAAGAACGTGCAGGGTACGTTGTCGGCAAGCAACCGTTTCTTGGCTACGCCAAGCGACTTTTTTGCGCCGTTTTCATTGGCAATCATTGATAGCAACAACAAGTACCACTATCTGGATTTCAAGCATCCGTCATTCATTAAGGAATACAGCCCAACCACGACAACGACTGGCAGGCCAAAGTATTACTCACTGTTTGATGAGACAGCGTTTGAGCTGTCGCCTGTGCCAGATTCTGGTTACACCGCAGAGCTGCATTACCTGCACAAACCAGCGTCTTTGACGGTTGGTGGTGACTCAGGCACTACAGTTCTGTCTACGGATCATCCTGATCCGCTACTTTACGGCACCTTGGTCGAAGCTGCCGTGTTCCTAAAAGAAGCTCCTGACGTACTTGCCAATTTCGAGGCTCGGTTCAAGGAAGGCGTCTCTCGGATGAAGAATCTGAGCGAAGGCCGTGGAACCAGAGACGAGTTTCGATATGACTTGTTGCGTACAGGGGTAACCTAATTGGAACCAATCAAAGAACTCGAAGGTAAAAAAGTAGCAATTATCGGTCTGGGAGCCTCCCAGATCGACTATGTCATCGGAAAAGAGAACAGCGTCGAATGGGATGAAGTCTGGGTCATCAACTCGGCCCTATCAGTTTTCGACTGTGATCGTGTATTTATGCTCGATCCCGCCAGTCGTTTTTTAGATACCGACGATGCAGGCAACCAAACCGATGTGATGCGTAAGCTCCTACCCACGTTTGATAAGCCTATCTACACATGCGAGCTAGACGAGCGCGTACCTGCGCTGGTTGAGTACCCGCTCGAAGAGATCATCAAGGATCAACGCTGCGCGTACATGAACACCACGGTAGCCTATGCTTTAGCCTTTGCCGCTTGGAACAAAGTGGGCGAGGTCGATTTGTTTGGCATGGATTTCAGCTATAAAAACAACCTGCATTTCGCAGAGGCTGGCAGAGCCTGTCTTGAGTTCTGGATTTGCAAGATGATCGCTATCGGTATCAAGGTAGGTGTAAGCCCAAGATCATCCCTGCTTGATCAGAACGTAGACCTTCAGGACAGGTTGTATGGCTACCATCGCTTGCCGAATCCAAAGATAGCAATGCCAAACCCAGAGGGTGAATGGGTGGTCTGCAATCGCTCTGAGCTTGCCACCATGGTCAAAAAACATAATTTAGAGACGGTAGAACTACCGTCATCGCCAGAGCCGTATAAGGGGTAGCTATGTCTCAGGGTGTTTTTCAAGTTGGTCAGGTGATGGTTTCAACGACTGAAAACCGTGGTCACGACGCAGAATTTTGGGCGCAAGAGACTACTAAGAAGATTTTAGGGATATCAGAAGAAGCTGAGCCGCATATTCGTTTGCAAGCGGAGGCTTTCCGCAATCAAGTTTATACTCTAATATTGATGGGGATGAAGAGCGCCATCGCTTCTGACCGAGTTACGATTCGTGGTTTGCTCGCGTCTCAAGGACACGAAGACATGGCAAAAATAATCAAGGAGCTTTGAAATGGCTATCACCTCTGCAATTCCCACAAGTTTCAAACAAGAGCTTTTGGTTGGAACGCACAATTTTACCGCCTCCAGCGGCAACGCTTTTAAGCTGGCCTTGTACACGTCGAGCGCCACGCTTGGTGCTGCGACAACAGCGTTCACGACGACAGGTCAAGCCAGTGGCACGAACTATACCTCTGGCGGAAATACGGTTACGTCGGTGACACCAACAACTTCTGGCACGACTGCTGTGTGTGATTTTGCCGATTTGACATTTGGCACGGCCACTGTCACGGCTCGCGGCTGTATGATTTACAACGACACTCAGTCAGACAAAGCGTGTGCAGTAATCGATTTTGGTGGCGACAAAACCAGCACGGCTGGTGATTTTACTATTGTATTCCCTAGCCCCACGGCTACTGGCGCGATCATTCGGTTGGCGTAATGGCTTATGCCACTACAAACACTAGATTTTCAGCCGGGCATCGACAAGGAAGGCACCGACTACTCGGCTAAAGGCGGCTGGGTAGACGGTAACCTCGTAAGATTTAGAAAAGGCCGTGTCGAGAAGGTAGGTGGCTGGCAAAAGCTCGGCTCAAACAACTATCTTGGTACGGGCCGTGCCCTGCACTCTTGGATATCTCTTGGCGGGGTTCGATACCTTGGCGTCGGTTCGACGTTCAAGTATTACATCGAAGAGGGCGGCACCTACTACGATATAACGCCCATCAGGGCAACCACGTCTGCTGGCGATGTCACTTTTGCCGCAACCAACGGCTCCTCAACGATAACTGTCACTGACACTTCGCACGGCGCGGTCAATGGTGACTTTGTGACTTTTAGCGGAGCAGCTTCTCTTGGCGGTTTGGTGACCGCAGATGTTTTGAACCAAGAATATCAAATCGACCTCGTTACTTCGGTCAACGCTTACACAATAACCGCCAAAGACACCTCTGGCTCAACGGTTACCGCCAACGCATCTGACAGTGGCAATGGCGGATCTAGCGTCGTTGGCACTTATCAAATAAACACTGGCCTAGACACTTTCGTAAAATCAACTGGTTGGGGTTTAGGGACGTGGAGTTCTGGTGGGTTTGGCTCTGCATCATCAATCAGTGCAATAAACCAGCTTCGCTTGTGGACACACGACAACTACGGCGAGAACCTGATCATCAACCCTCGCGGCGCAGGCATATATCGCTGGGTTGAAAACAACGGAACCAGCGTCAGGGCGCTTGAGCTTTCTGGCGTTACTGGTGCCAACTTGGTGCCGACTGTGGCGCTTCAGGTCATTACCTCAGAGACTGACCGCCATTTAGTGGTTCTTGGCGCAGATCCGATATCGGGCAGCAGCAGGACTGGAGTGGTTGACCCCATGCTGGTGGCTTTCTCAGACCAAGAGAATGAGCTGGACTTTGAACCAAGGGCCACAAACACAGCGGGTTCTTTGAGGCTATCTTCTGGCTCTTTCATTGTTGGGGGAATCAAGTCTCGTCAAGAAATCTTGATCTTCACCGACACCAGCCTGTACAGCATGAATTTTATTGGGCCACCGCTCACCTTTGCGATCAATTTGATTGACGAGGGTTCTGGCTTGCTGTCGCCAAAGTCTTGTGTGAACGCGCCAAACGGCGTTTTTTATGCCAGCAAGACAGGGTTTTATTTTTACAGCGGGTCAGTCAAGCGTCTACCCTGCACCGTGCAGGAATATGTCTTTGAGGACATAGACCTAGATCAAGCGTTCAAGTGTCACATGGGAGTCAACACCGAGTTCAGCGAGATATGGTTTTTCTATCCCAGCATTGCAGACGGCACTGGCGAGATTAGCCGATACGTCATCTACAACTACGAAGAAAATCATTGGTCTGTGGGTAGCTTGGTGCGTTACGCATGGCTTGATGCAGGCATCGAGGATCTGCCCTATGCCACAGCAACCACAAGCTCTCAGCAGTGTGTGTTTGAGCACGAAACAGGCTTCGATGACTATGAAGACGCTATGACTGGAGTTTTCATCGAGAGCGCCGATTTAGATATTTCATCTGGCGACTCGTTTACCTTTGTAAAGCAGATCATTCCTGATATGAAGTTTGTGACTGCGACAGGTGTGAGCGTAGACCCCGCCATGAATATCGTACTCAAGAGCAGAGATTACCCCGGCCAGAGTTTGACAACCGATTCAACCTCTCAGGTCACGCCGACAACCACGTTTAGCAACGTGCGGACTAGAGCACGTCAGGTAGCCTTTCGGTTTGAGAGCGACGATGACAACACGGCCACTGAGCAGAAGGGATATAAATGGAGGCTCGGCTCTACCCGAATCGACATCCAGCCTAGCGGCAGACGTGCGTGAGCAAGCTGCTTGAGACCCGATTGCCTTTTTCTCAGGCCGATTCTGTCAGTTCAGACACCTTCAATCGGCTTGTTCGGATCTTAGAATTAAACCTTGGGGCGGTTGATTTCACCATTTCACCGCACTTCAATTCTACTGAAATCAGTGAGCTTCAGTTTGCAACGGGTAGTATTATCTTCAATACTACAAACCAAATACATCAAGCGTTTGACGGCACTGTGTTCAGAGACCTGTACAGCCATCAAACTTATCCAACGGGACTGGCGATCACCGCTGGCGTTGGCGCTGTAACCGTGAGTATATCGTAATGGATGCAATGCTACAGAGTCGAATTCAAAACTTGATTGGCGATGATATGCCGATGGGTTTGGAGCAATACGCAGAGGGCGGTGAAGTTGATGTTCCCGGCCCTAATTCTGGCTTTGAGACAGACTTGCTCGAAGGTGCTGTTGAGGGTCTTGATGAATTGGAAAGCATGGGGATGGGAGTCCCTGAGATAGAATCCTCTGGGAACTCAAACCAAGACTTAGAAAACACCATCAACGAGCTGATGATGGCTCGCGGCGAAGCCGAAGATGAAGGCGAAATGGCGTACATCGACGGCTTGATCAATGCTGCCGAAGTTGGCACTAACGCTCCGATGGCAGACCTTGCTATGCAGCTTTCTCAAGCTGGTCGAGGTGGTGATGTCGCGTTAGCGCATCTTCGTAACGGCGAGATCGTTTTACCACCTGAGTCAATGGACGATCCAGCGTTTGAGTCTGCTGTTGAGAAGCGGCTTATTGAGCTAGACATGGATCCGCAGGCAGCGGTTGTCGGCGCGGGTATCGCAAGCCTAAACCCAATTACTGGGCTAGAAGAGTTTGGCTGGTTCAAGAAAACTTGGAAAAGCGTCAAGAAGGTTGCAAAGAAGGTAATCAAGCCGATTGCAGCGGTGGCTCAGTTCATACCCGGCCCTTGGCAACCGTTAGCGGCACTGGCAAACAAGGCATTTACGGTTTACGACGTAGCTAAAGGTAGGGCAAGCCCCTTAGCTCTCGCTGGTGCTTTTGCACCTATACCGGGCGCTGGTGCTGCTGGTGCTGCTGGGGCTGCCGCTTCAGCGAGCAAGGGTCTTGCATCTCTTGGCGGCATTGGTAAAGCCGCAGGAAATTTTTTACGCAATCCTGTTTCAAGCATTTCTTCGGGTATAGGCAGTCTCGGCAAAGGTATTGCTGGACTTATAAGCGGTGGCGGCGCAGATAACATAGGCAGATTTGGTCGCTTGGGAGATTTCTTAGGCGGTACCAGTGGCGCAAGCGGAGGTATTGCTGGGCTTATAAGTGGTGGTGGTGCCGATAATGTTGGTCGTTTTGGTCGTTTAGGGGATCTCTTGGGTGGCTCAGGCAGCTTGATCAGCGGTGGTGGTGCCGATAATGTTGGTCGTTTTGGCCGAGTTGGTGACTTCTTGGGCGGCATTGGTGACGCTATTGGGTTAACCAATTATGGGGCACAAGATCCGCTTATGACAATGGGAACCAATATGGGTTCCGAAGAATTGGGCAGTTATTTAGGTCTGCCAAAAGAGGTGACAGCACTCATTGAGTCTGGCGACCTTACAGGGGCTGAGGCGCTCTACATGCAAATGGCCCAAGCTGGACAGGTTGACCCTCGACGGTTAGCTGGCGCTGTTCAGCAGGGACAACAAGGCGGCTTGGGCGGAATATTCAGCGGAGGCGGAGCTGACGGGGTTGGTAATTACGGCGTTATCGGTGATTTCCTTGGCGGAATAACTGACAAGCTTGGCCTGACCAATTACGGCGGGACGGCAGGAACAGCAGGAACAGGCACTTCTGGGTCTCGCGGATTAGGCGGCTTGGGAACACTGGGCGCTATCGGCGCTGCTGGTTTGCTCGGCAAGCTGGCTTATGACGAAGCCAAGAACAGAAAAGGCGTGGCCT